TGATGGAACTTCTAGTGATAAACGGTTAGAATTAAATAGCAATCGAATTGCGTTGGGTTCGAGCGGTGGTGCATTTTATGCAGACCCTACTAAAGTACAATTATCAGGCAACGGTTACTTTCAAATGCAACCTAAGTACTTCTTGGGTTCAAGTGGAGATACAAACTATCAGAAAATGTCTTGGACTGTTGACGGATTCGAGTTGCGACCAGTCGATATAAATGGTAACCATAGAAGTGGTAACACGGGAATTGAGATAGCAGGTAACAATAGTTATGTGGATTTTAAAGTGCCTTATAATAGCAATGTTGACTATAACAGTCGCATTATTTTGTCTAGCAATCAAGAATTTGAAATATCACACAATGTTCCTAATAGAGTTGTTAGATTGAAGAACTCAGCAAGTGGCGGTGAAACACACGTCGTAAGCAATTATTCTAACGTTGCTTTAATGTGTAACTATGGTGTAAACGTTCGTAACCCTTCCAATTCTAGTTGGAAAGGAGTATCGGCTAGTGGTTTCTCTCAACAATCTGATGAAAAATGGAAATACAAAATTAAGGATATGCCTTCACGCTTGGAACAATTCAAGAACGTTGATTTTAAAGCTTATCGTTTATGGACTGAAAACGGAAAATATCAAGAAGGTGTCATTGCCAATGATAACATTGAACTTCCATTTATCAGCAAAGGTTATGACGGTTATTCAGTTGACACTTACGCTTACGCAACCTTTATTGGTAAGGCTACACAAGAATATATTGCTCAAACTGATAATACTATCAGCGAGTTGAAAAATGAAAATACCGAAATCAAGGCTGAAAACACTGAATTGAAAATGAAAGTTGATAACCTAACAACCGAATTAGAAACAATTAAACAACAATTATCAACCTTACTAAACAAATAAAACTGTTACAAACGGTTAGAATGTCCTAGCCGTTTGTTTCACGTTTACAAAATATTCATATATTTTGCATTAATATTCATTTAATGATAAAATAACATGAAAGGGGGTTAACACTAATGACTAAATTTTATAAAGGTATTGCAGGGGCTAGGGGTTCAGCGCCTTTAGGAATTGTATTCCATAATGACGCAGGCTCTCAAAATGCCAACGCTAATTTTTATCGTAATTGGTTACCTACGCATGACGCTGAAAACGGGTTCGCTCATTACTATGTAGCGTCTGACGGTATTTATCAAGCCGAAGATGAAAAGAATATGGCTTGGCATACGGCGAACCCGAACGGTAACGCAAACTATATCGGGATTGAAATTTGTCAATCTATGGGCGATGAAAAAACTTTCCGTGAAAACGAACAAAAGGCTTTCAAACTAGGTGCTGAAATTTGTAAACGCTACGGGTGGACACCTAACTATAGCCTTTTTCCACTTCACAAGGAATTTTCATCAACTAGTTGCCCACACCGTTCAAGTGAGTTGCACGGAAAATCTGTACGGGCTGTAAGACAGTATTTTACCGACCAAGTTATGAAGTATTATAACGGTAAAGGTAATACGAACATGGAAACAAATAACAAAGGGGGGATTGCGACAATGTACGCTATTTATTGGAAATTAAACGCAAAAACAAAAGGGAAGGACGCTTATTTCTTTAACGGAGTAGAATTTAAGCATATTCCGAACCCATTGACTATTAATGTATTGAAAACGATTTATAAAGACAACAACTGCAAAGATATTCCTGAGTATGATTGGTCTGAGAAAACAAATCCAACCGCTGGATTGCTAGAAAATATGTTTAAATGATTACCAAGGAAACTGGCGCTTAAAAGGTAGGATAGTTTTATAAGGCTTTAAAATCGTTTCTAAGGCGTTTTGTTAGCGTTGGGTATAATTAGCCTAGCTAATTGTTAAAACGCATTAGAGCGCAAATAAGAGCCTTATAAGACAATATAAGGGGGTTTACAATGTTTATTGAAAAATTTAGTACTTTAGTTAGCAATAATTACTTTATTGTTTTTATGGTGCTAGTATTATTTGACTATATTACGGGGGTTGCAAAGGTAACTATTTGGAAAGTTACAGACTCTGATGCAAGTATCAAAGGTATTATTAAACATACAATCGTACTTATTAGCGTAGCTTTGATTTGGGTAGGTTGTCATGCGTTTAATGCTGATTATCTAGCTTTCACTATCAACATTATGTATTGTTTAAACTATGCTTTGAGTATTTTAGAAAACTTTGGTGTCATGGGAATTTATGTTCCGAAATTCCTTCAGAACAAAATTCAAGCCGAAATTAATCGTTATGAGCAACAGCTAGAAAACACTTTGGATAACAAAGACTTGCGAAATAAAAAGGCACGAACTGATGTAAATATTAATATCGCAAGCAATGAAGAACAAGAGAATATCGGTATCGTAAGCAATGAAGAGCAAAACTATATTGATATCGCAAGCAATGAAGAACAAGATAATAAATAACATAAACTTGACAAATGGAAGTGATTAGGCTATACTATTATCAAGGTTACTTTTCTTTTTCTGTTTTGTTTCTTTTCTTTCTGAGTACCGTTGAGCGATTGCTTGACGGTATTTTTTTTGTTTTTCGGGTTGGGTTTGTTTCAGGGTTCGGACAAAATTAAGCTATTAATGGACAAAATTAGGACAAAAAATGAAAGCGTTTTTGTCCATGATTTTCAGAAGCCTTAAACCTTTATAGGACAAGGTTTTTCTTTCTTTTTAAAAAAGAAAAAACGTCCTTATGGACAAAGGACAAGATATTTTGCCAATTAGATTATACTGAACAAAAAGAAAAAATTTTTTTGTTTTTCGCTTCCTAGAAAGCGACTGAAAAAATACTTTGTTCCGTCCGTGAAATCATGAAACCCCTTGAGCCACAACGGTTTGAGCCGTGGACAGAATTACCCTATTTTGTTCCGAAGCTCGAAGTTTGATAAAAATTTTCGATTTTGGCAACTTTTTTGTAAACCACCATTGTATAGTTTTTGCTAGTATGGTATAATAAATTTATCAAACGAAAAGGAGAAACAAACATGATTATTGAAATTAACTTTAAAGAACTAGCTGAAAGACAAGGGGAAGTTTTGAGCATACACCCCTATACAATTTTCTATGAACATAAAAAATTCTTAGATAGCTTAGTTAGAGCTGTATTGGTTGAAAGCGAAGAAATGTATAACTTTACCGAAGAAGCCAAAGCGACATTTGAAGAAGCGTATAATATTCTAATCGGTATTATTAAAGATTTGAACGCTAAGACAAACAACCGCCTTGAAAATGAAACATCTAAGGTATTATTGCCCGAGCATAGAGAAATTGCCGATATGTTATTAATTACTGGACTAGACGGTATCGCCAAAGCTTGTATTTTAGCCAATGAAAATTGGTTTGAAGAAATTAGTACAGACAAGGAATTTGAAGAATACTACCTTGATAAAACCGAACTGGAAGAAATTCCGTTCATGGAATACGTTGAAACTTTGGTATTATTAGTCGTATTGCTTGAAAAAGGTATCGAAAAATGTAACGCTAAAAACTAATTTTGGGTACAACGCTGAAAATAATTGAAAAATCTATTGTCTTTGAAATTCAATTAAGATATACTTAAAGCAAACTAAGGGAAACCATATCAAACAGAAAGAAGGAAACAAAAACATGATGAACTTAATTGTTTTAGCAATGGTAATCATTCAAGGATTATCACTTTTTTTCACTTTTTACACGCTTGTAAATATCGACAAGAAAAACAGAGAAATTAAACGCCTGAGAAAGCAAGTGAAAATGTATGAGAATTACGCATACGGATTAGAACAAGAACTAGTAGCACTTGACAACACTAAGGCTGAATTGGCTAGTAAGTTATCGGTTACCGAGTATATGCTTGCTGAACAAGCTGAAATGCTTGCTAAACCACAAACAAAGAAAAAAGGAGTTAAAAAATGAACGGGTTTTTATATATTTTAAACATTATTCTCGATATTATATCAAACATATTTTTTGCGCTATATATCTTTATCGGCGCAAGTGTGATAAACACAATGGGTACAGCCATTGTGTTTACAGGATGCTTTGTAATTATTCAATTAATACAGGGGTATCGGCGTTATGTTGATTGAACTTTACATGATATTAGTAGTTGGAACGAAGTTGCTATCAGAAATAAATATCATATTGCACGAAAAAGGAGATTTTTAACATGATTATAGCTATTTGTGGAATGACTAAACTAACATACACCGAAGGAAAGAACGCCAATGAAAGCTAGATATAATGATATTAGAGAACTACTCAACGAGTATCCATACGCTAGTGGTTGCCTTGATGAAATCGACATTGACGGCTTGCGAACAGGTGACACGTTGGTATTTACTGACGAAGATATAGACGAAGGAAAAACCGAAATCCTTTTTAAAATACAAGACTTTGGGATTAAACGTTTAGGGCGTATCAATTATATTATCGTCAACGGCTATTGGTGCTATTACAAACTAACTAAGCTCGATAAGCTAAACGGCTTGAAAGCATACGAAATCAAGAAGGGTTGGAACTTCCTTGAAGGTACAGCTAGGTATGCTTACAGTTTTGAAGCAAAAGTATTTGAAAACGAAGCACTTTATGTTGATGAAATAGAAAAAGACGATAGCGACAATGATTTTATCGAAAATATGTTCAATGAGTTGATGAAACCATGAATGTATATGTAATAGCTAAAATATCTGAAAATGGTAAAGTTTACTATCATTCAGGGGGAAACGCCTTTAACAACAAAGTTGTTACCCGATTGTACAATGACTTAAGAACGGCTAAGATACAGCTTGATAAAGTCCGACAAGGAGTAGAAAAACCTGAAAGCGTGGTATTGGTTGGATATTATGCTGAAAATGGCAAAGTATTGCCCTATTAAAACAAACTAAACGGGGGTAAATGATGAAAGAAATAGTTTTATACACAAAAGACAACTGCCAAGCGTGCAGATTGATGAAAGCGCAACTCGACAAGTTGAACGTAAATTACAAGACCGAAAATATTATGGAAAATGCAGAGCAACTAGAATATTTTCGTTCGATTGGAATTCTACAATTGCCAATTTTAACCATTGATAAGACAGTGGAAGCCTTTGGTATGAGAGTAGATAAAGCTAAACAAGCGTTGAAAAATCACGGTATCATTGAATAATATTAAACCCGTTGCAAATGGTAACGGGTTTATTTTGTTATAACGAGTGTAAAAAAGTATTGTAGATATAATAAAATATTTTATAAAAAACCTATTGCTTTTAACTTCCCACCGTGCTATTATAAGAATGTAGTCAAGAACTACAAAATTGATTTTCAAGAAAGAAGGAAAACAAAATGACAAAAGCATACAATGGTAACAATTGGAATATCGTTGAAATTGAAACAACTAGAGAACTAGAGAACTTTCTTAGCGCCCCTATCTTGAACGGTCGAGATAACGCTAGTGAAACGGGAAACAAACGCTTTACGGGAACAGATAACTTTGAACAAGCTGAGAACTTGAGAAGAAAAGGTGACAAGAAAAGCTTATCAATGCTGAATGATTATAAAATAAAGTTTGACAAATATATACAATACAGCAACGGGTATAAAATCAAACAAAGAAATGACATTCACGGGTTCGTTCCAATTGTTCCTAACGCTATTATAGGGCTTCCCTTATCAATGATTAATCAAGCTAGAGAGCCTAAAAAGGTCAAAGGTATCGATATATTTTACAATGTATCTATCAGATGCGGAACGAGTACTGAAGACATAGCCCGAAAAGGTGCTATCATGTTATCATTGATAGACGCTTTAGAAAGAAAAGGTTTTAGGGTTAATTTAAAAGTTGGGAGCGTCTGTATGAAAGGGAATACGGTTCACGGGGTTATTACTACTATTAAACACTATGATGAACCATTGAATATCAGAAAACTAGCTTACTACTTAGTAAACCCTAGTTGTTTGAGAAGGACATTTTTCAAACTCAAAGAAACAATACCAGAACTTACAGACGTAACGAATAACGGTTACGGTACTAACCACAAATTTGACAAACAACGGAAACGGTTGAAAGCTATTTACGGCGAACAACTAAGAATAGTCGACAGTAGCATTATGGAAAACACAGATATTTCAGACGACAAACTATTTGAAAAAATGTCCCAAGTGCTAGGGGTTGAGAGTACCACAGTATTAAGTTAGACTATCTGACGGTTGAGCGATTGCTTGACCGTTTTTATTTTCCTAGTTTTCTTATTTCAACCAGTTGAGAATTTTTTCAACCGAGTTGAAATTTTTTGTAAAAAACTATTGCTTTTTAGTTTTGACCATGATATTATGTATTTGTGGTTGAGATAACTGTTAAGAAACAAGAAAGAAGGAACAGAAACATGACCGATAAAGAAAAAGAACTATCTAGACAACTCAACGTTGAAATGCTAACAACACTAGGTTTCAACAAGAAGTACGGCTTATACTTTGATAGCCTAGAAAAGAAAAATAAAATGTACGTTGGATATATGGGCTCAAACGCCAAAGGCGAGTATTTGAAATTACACGAATATCCTAGCCTTGAATTTATCGCTTGCACTCAAGAAGGAAATTCTAAACCATTCAATGAGCAATTGAAAAATCGCTTATGGCGATATGTAGATAACTTGTTAGAAGGTACAGACTACGGATATAGATTTATATCAACTCAACAACCACAATATGCAATGGAACCAACAGAAAAAGAAGAAAAGAAAGTAGGGCAAACAGAAATGACAAACGAAATTAAAGAGTTGCAACAATCAATTCTAGAAATGCAAAAATCAATGCTGGAAGGCTTTAAAGTGGTAACCGAGAAAAACCCTTATGAAAAAGCAATCGTGGAAGCTATTATTAACAAAGGAAAATCTATTTCAGTTGATGAACTCAAAGAAGATATTCTCAAAATGGTAAATGAATTTATCGCTAGTGAATATGGCAATTTACCAACCACAATTGAAATCAAAAAAGGAAGTGAAAGAAAAGAAATTAAAGGCAACTTTCACAAAGACTTTGAAAAAATTCTCAAAGTTGTTGACGCAAATGTTCCCGTAATGTTAGTAGGTCGAGCAGGTTCGGGTAAAAACCACACGCTGGAACAAGTTGCTGAAGCGCTGGACCTTGATTTTTACTTTAGCAACGCCGTAACTCAAGAATACACCCTGAAGGGTTTCATAGACGCAAACGGACACTTCCACGAAACGCAATTCTACAAAGCCTTTTCACAAGGGGGAATGTTCTTCCTTGATGAAATGGACGCAAGTATTCCCGAAGCGCTTATTGTATTGAATAGCGCTATTGCAAATGGTTATTTTGATTTTCCAATCGGGCGAGTTAGAAAGCACGAACGCTTTAGAGTTGTTTCAGCAAGCAACACTTGGGGTACGGGTGCCAATGCTGTATATATCGGACGTAACCAACTTGATGGGGCTACGCTTGACCGATTTGTTCAGATTGAGTTTGACTATGATACCGAGTTAGAACGTGGCTTTACAAGCGATAACGATTTATACGAGTTTACAATTGACTTGAGAAAAGCTATCGACAAAACGCAAACAAGGGCAATTGTATCAATGCGAGCGTTGCTAAACGCTGACAAACTCAACGGGGTGCTTCCAGTTGACGAAATTATCAAGTCTGTTTATATCAAGGGAATGAACAAGGCTGACTTGGATATTATCCTTGCTGAAATGAAAACAGGCGATAAAAACAAATATACAGCCGAGTTGAAAAAAATTGTCAAGAACATGGAAGATTAATCAAGGGGCTGTCAAGCCCCTTTGTATTGTTTAAAAGGTTGAGCAATTCAATGCAGACGGGCTTTTATGCGTAATAGAAAGGACTGATGAAATGAACACGTTTAAAGAACACGTTAAAAAGCGAACTAAAACAAGACAATTGGCAATTAATAATGACAATTGTAGTATCGACCCCGAATATGAGATACCGCTGACAATAGAAATCTATGAACAGTTGGAAGATTTGAAAACAGTTGCGCTTGATAAAGGGCGAGCGATTGCTAAAGATTTTTATAATCGCTACTTTGATAAGGATAGGCGAGCAATTGAAATGTGCTTCCTAGTACATGATGAAAAAAGCGACACGGAACTTGAACATGTATTTGAATGTTTGGGTTTTGACGTAGAAATAAAAGATTTATTGGAAGCACTTTATAATATCATTTACAAACGAGTAACTTTTTTCAATGTGAAGGTATCTAATACATTTTGTGGCGATCATAATTGGGCGTTTAGGGGTATATCAATCATTATTGAAAATGCAAGTTTGCCAATTTTTGACGCTGTCAATTATGACGTTGTATCGGGTTTCCAACAAACATCTAGGGGTACTGATTTTTCAGGCGAGTTTTTTCAAATACCACATGTTAGATATATCCTTAATGCTTTTTTATTTGAAGCGTTGACAGTACCAATAATAAAATATTGGTATCAATGCAAGAAAGATTATCGTTTAGCCTTGTCCACAAGAGATAGCAATGAAGCAAAACGATTGTTAAAACATGACGCTTATATTGACGATATTAAAGAATGGTTAGACAACTACCACAAAGGCGAATTTACACTAACAAAGAAAGTTGAAAATAAGGTTGTTAAGGGCGAGTGTGCCAAGTTGTTTGTCGAGTTGAATAATACCAAAGTCAAATATTGTATTTTTTATAACAGAAACAAAGCCCTTGCAACCCTTATATACAAAAAACGGCGCTATGGACAGCTTGCTTTCTCAGCCCTTGATGAACCAGATAGAAAAGAAATTGTCAAGATACTATATGCTAGACTGATAACAGATACTATTGTTTTTAATTTTGGGGTTTATAACAAACAATATCCACTATACGGTATTGATTGGAAGTGGTTTTTGACAACGGTTGGTGTGCCTAGTGATATAATAGATTTATCAGACGGCAATTTTATGTTTGAAATCGAACAAAACAACCGATTGCTAATACAGTTATTGGAAGATTACAAAGCCAATTAAATACAAATAATTTTAAAATACCCGTTGACTTTGCATTGTTCAACGGGTATAATAATGCTATCAACAAGAAAGGAATGAAAACAAATGAAAGATTTGACAAAACAAGAACATTACACGAACAACGGAATTGAACCAATTGAAATCATGCGAAAAAACTTCTCTCATGATGAATTTGTAGGCTTTTGCAAAGGTAACGTTTTAAAATACCTTTTGCGCTACAAAGACAAGAACGGTTTAGAAGATTTAGAAAAAGCGAAAATCTATTTAAATTGGTTGATTGATGAACTTGTGGCAGAAGATTTGAACAAGACCTTTGATGAACGCTTTGAAGAAATTGAACGAGAAGAGCAAGAGAAATGCTCATGCGGTTGTGTCATTGCGAAGATTGCAAAGGTTATGACGGTTGTGAAGGCAACAAAGGCTTTGGCGTACAATTGACATTGTTTGATAACGAACCAACGGAAGAACCTTCGATTGTTTCAGCCAATGATTTTGTGGAAACCGAGATACCTAATAATTTTATGGAAACCGAGATACCAAATGATTTTAAAGAAGCAGACCTAACTAATAAAAAGTGCGAAAAAACAAGTGACTTTAAGAAATACTTAGCTTGGAAACAAACGCTTGATGATTTGAAAAAGGCGAATAAAACAAAAGGGGAGTAATTCCCCTTTTACATCAGTCTTAATAGAAAGGACAGAAACGGGTGCTGATAAATGAAAATAGGAAACAGAAAAATTATCCATAATCAGCCACTAGATGAACAATCTATGGAACGCTATGAAAAGTTTTGTGTGCATTTATTTGATAAGTTGTCAAGACAGCAATTTGTAAAGCACGTTAAAATGAAACGCTCAAAACAAAGCGAAGCTTGCTATTATAGAGTATATGGTTATCGTGGGGGCAGATATGCCTTTAGTATCAGAAATCATGACAGCTTTTCAGACCGTAAACAAGAAAATATTTATCTTGATGATTGTGAAAGTTTGCGAGATTTGGAACATTGGGCGATTATGGTAGCGAGAAATAGAATTTACAGACAAGAATATTAACTAAACAGAAAAGAAAAGCGACCTTATCAATTGATAAGGGGGGCTATATTTTGAAATATGAAATCATTGCAACAGGAAGCAAGGGAAACGCTGTATTGATTAATGATATATTGGTTGATTGCGGCATTCCTTTTAAACGCTTAAAACCGTATTTGTACGAAGTAAATACACTTTTAATCACTCACGAGCATAGCGACCATGTGAAAGCGACGACTTTGAGAGCAATTAAAAAGCATTTTCCTAATATACAGGTGATAGCGAATTACATGGTTAAGCAATTATTCCCAGAATACGTTGACTTGACAGCAAACGGTGGCGTTCCTTTGTTTACGCAGTCGGGAATTGTAACCCCGTTTGATTGTGTGCACGATGTACCTTGTTTGGGTTATTCGTGGATTGTTAACGGGAAAAAGGTGGTTTATGCGACCGACACTAGCACAATGGAAAATTGCCCCGTTGATATAGCTATTGATTATTGTTTCTTAGAAGCGAACTACGATGAAATCAAAGTCCAACAGATAGTACAAAATACCGATATGCTGAAAAAATACGGTTACGATATACGAAAAGGAACTGTAAGACATTTTTCAAAACAACAATGCAAATCATTCTTTTATAAAAACCGTGCTGATGAAAATAGCGTACTGATACAGCTACACCAAAGCGCACGTTTTTACTAATTGTAACAGAAAGGAAAGATGACAAATGCTAGATATTAATGTTTCTTATACCGTTCCAAAGGTAGAATGGAACAGCTTTGAACAAGACAAAGAGCAAGCTTTACAGGTCGTCAAGGACTTAGAAAGCCTTGAAATTACCGAAAACAATCTCAAGGAAGGTAAGAAGAAAATTGCAGAAGTAAGGAAAGTTACGGCTGAATTAAACAACAAGCGTAAAGAAATCAAGGCTGAAATGCTTACAAGCCTGACGGAATTTTCAAACAAGGTTAAAGAGATTGACGATATTTTAACGCAAGCTGTAAATGTTCAGCGTGACAAGGTCGAGCAATACGAGTTTCAGATTGCAAACAAGAAGTTTGAAACTATCAAAGAAATCTTTGACAAACGCAACAAGGCTTATAGCGAGTATAATTTTGATTTTAACGAATTTTATAAGACTCAGTTTTTGAACAAGACTTACAAACTTGATAAAATCGAGCTAGAAATGGTTGACTTTTTCGAGAACAAAAAGCAAGAAATTGAAACTATCAAGACGCTAGAAAACGCAGATGATATTTTGGTAGAGTATTATATCAACGGTTACAACATGAGTAACGCGATTAATACGGTCAATAAGCGTATTGAAGTCGCTAAAAATCTTGAAATCGAGCGTAAAAAACCATTAGAACAGCCAAGACAACCGATTAAGATTGAACCAATGCAACCTACTCAAGTAGAAAAACAAGAACAAGATACGCTTGTAATCGAAATTAAAGGTGCCGAAAAAATAGCACTTGCTAAAATGCTACTTGAAAGTAACAAGATTGATTACACGGTATTATAGTTAAAATAAATTAAAAAAAGTTTGAAAAAAGTGTTGACTTTTGAAGCAATCAATGTATAATGGGTAGTGTGATAAGGAAAACAGGAACTTATCACACTAACAAAAATTTTTAAAACTGAAAGGAATTAACAAAATCATGGCTAACTATTTAGGAAAATTACAACTAGTAGAATTAGAAGTAACTCAACAAGGCGTGGAATTGACATTCTTTCACGAAAAAGAAGGTACAATTCGCCAAGTAAACATCAGAAAACAGAAGTTTGACGATAAAACTAAAAAATATGTAAATGACGAAGCGCAGTTAGAACGCTATTTTGAAAATTTAAAAACTTACTTTGGTACTGATGATGAAACTAAGTTAGTTGAATCAGTTGGTAAAGAATTTGATGTTTGGGAAAGTGAGAACTATTGCTCGCTTTATGAACCGCAAACGCTAAAGAAATTTGGCGCTGATTATATCGGACAATTGTTGCAAGCCGATATTGTAGAATTTAGAGAGTACGACAGTAAAACGGTGGTTGTTCTTGAATACGATGGCGAAAACTATGGTAGCAATATTAACTACGGTAACTATATCGCTTCACTTGGGAAAACATTACCGAATCCGCAACGTAAAGCGAAACAAATGGAAAACTTTTTCAAGAAGTTTCATGTTCATTTTAACGATAAAGAGCAACTTGTTGGTACAACCGTAATGATTGAAGTAAAAGCTAACAATGTTGATAGCACAGGTAACAACCCTACTTATATCGAAATCAAGGCTTTACCTAAAAAGAAATAGCCTTTGATATAATAAAATAGCATAAAAGCCCTAACTAATGTAGTTAGGGCTTTAAAATTAAAGAAAGGGCTGTTCAAATGATTACAGTTGACAATTTTTTAAACGAAGAAAACCTAGTATTTCTTGATATAGAAGTCTTTGCGTATGATTGGCTAGTGGTTGTCAAAGACATAAACCACAATGTTTTAGGAGTTTTTCGTAACGGAGTGAACCCATGGGAACATGAAAAGCTTGTGAAAGATAATATCAGTAAGGAATTGGCTAGACTGATTGATGGGAAAGTAGTTGTAGGTTACAACAATTATTTTTATGATGACAAAATCTTAAATAAGCTACTAACTACCACGGACACACGTTTTATCAAAATGTTAAATGACACCATTATCAACGGACATCGCTACAAGCAAGGCAAACAAGAATTCTTATCACTTGACGTTTTTAGACAGATTGACGTAAGTAACCCTAGTTTAAAGAAAATCGAAGCTAACAGGGGTACTAATATCGAAGAATCAAGTATACCGTTTGACATTAGACGACCTTTGACGAGCGAAGAACTCACAAGCACTTTTGAATACTGTTCTCACGATGTATCGGAAACAATCGAAACATTTAAGCTAAGATTAGATAATTACTTTGAACCAAAGCAGATTATCATTAGGGAAATTCTCAACCGTTGGGGCGAGCGTTACGAGTTAGCGCAATTAATCAGATTAAACATTACAAGCTTAATGGGTATTTTAATTTTAGGCGACAAAACCATTGAACAATGGAACAGTTATCACGTTACAACGAAACCAACAGGCGCTTTTGAGAGTCACTATGAGTTAGTCACAGCTTGGAACGAACAAGACAAGGAATTTATCGAAGCTCAGGTTGCTAACGGACTACCACAAGCCGTTGTCGATATGTGGAATAATAGTCAATTTAATCACTTAACAAATAAATTTGAGCGACCTACAAAGAAAGTGATTATTGAAATGTTCGAGAACAAGCTCGAATTCGGCTTTGGTGGCTTGCATGGCGTTCCCGTTGATAAATCGCTAAACGTATTTAAAAACGTTTATATGTTAGACGTGGCGAGCTTATACCCTTCAATCATGGTAAAATTGGGTGTACTTGGCGAAGGCACAAAATACTTTGATAACATTATGCAACAGCGATTGACATTTAAACATACAAAAGGCAAAGAAAAACAGTCATTTGGGTTGAAAATCGGTATCAACTCAACATTCGGTTGTTTAATCAGTCAATATTCTAACCTTTTCAATCCTTACGGTGGTCAATCGGTATGTATGTACGGACAAATGTGTTTGTTTGACCTAGCAAAGCGCCTTGACGAAATCGGGGCGTATATGATGAATATAAACACAGATGGTATCGGGTTCACTCATGACGATATGGAAGCAGTAAAGCGAGTTTGGCACGAATGGGAGAATGTTTGGGGCTTTACACTTGAGTTAGATGAGTTTTATAGAATTTATCAGAAAGATGTAAACAACTACATCGGTACACGATTAATCGATGGTCAAGAAAAAGTTACAAAGGCTAAAGGTGGACAAGTCAGCCGTTACAAGAGTAACCAATATTTCAAGGATAATAGCTTGCGAATTTGTGATATTATGCTAGTAAATGCTATTGTTTACAAAACGCCACTAATGCAGACTATCAAAGACAACCTTGACAATCCTTTACTATTTCAGCAAGTGTTGAATAGAACGGGTAAATTTGCCAAGACAGTTGACGACAACGGGACCGAATTTGATAACAAGGTTATTAGGGTTTTTGCCGTCAAGGCTGACGAAGTAACAGACGACTACACCACGGTTGGTAAATTGTACAAACAGCGAGAAGATGGTTCGAGAATTGTCTTTGAGAAGCTGAATGATACGAATATTATATTCAATGATAAGCTAGAAAATTTGAATATCGAAGATTTTTCAGAAATGATAAATAAAAAATATTACCTTGAATTAGGCAATGACTTACTCAAACAATGGGGGTTCGACCTAAGCGAACAAGGCTATTGAGCTAGGGATAAACCCTAGTTTTTTAGTTTGGCGCATGGTTTCAGTTGCGAATATTTTTAGCGAGTTGTAATAAATATTCATTTTTATGTATTGAAAGTGTATAAAAATTCAATATATGTCAGCAAAAACTGCATATTTTCAACTGGTTGAAACAGAAATATTCGCTATTTTTCGACAAAAAATTTTAAATAAACTATTGACTTTTTAACCAATTAAGCATAAAATAATCTTGTGTTTTTCACAAAACCTAAACAGAAAGGAAGTAAACAATGTATATTCAATATAAGAACGGAACGAAGCGACCTTTTAAAGACGCTGACGGCGAATATGTATATTCACCCGATTTAGAAGCGTTCAATACTTGTGGCATTGTGCTAACTGATAGCGATATTGTACTTGACTTTGATAACGTAGATAAGCAGATATTGCGAAATTTAATTAAAGTATTAAATATCAATACCGAAATTTGTTGGACTGAAAGGGGAGTACACTTATTTTTCAAAAAACCTAACGGGGTTCGTTTCCCTGTAAATGCAATTGCTAAGTGTGGGTTGCCCGTCGAATACAAAAAGAAAACAGGTAAAAATATCAGTATTACAAGAAAAATGAACGGTGTACCACGGGAAACATACAATCTAGGCAAACGAGAAGAACTGCCTGAATTTTTATACCCGTTTAAAAAGGGAACAGACAGCGATACCGTCAACTTATCAGCATTACAGCAAGGTTCAAGAAACAATAACTTGTTCAAGTATGGCTTACTTATTAAGTCGCTCAAGAATTGGCAAACTTATCTTAAATGGGCAAACGATAACATTCTTGACGAGCCACTCCCTGAAAAAGAAATTGACGCTATTGTAAACAGCGTTCAAGCGCACGAAGGTGGCACGGATAACGAATTTTCCGAAGATTACAACCTAGCACAGCGTATCATTAAAGAAAAGCGTGTTTATCTTTATAAAGAGCTGTTATGGGTTCTTATTTCAGACGAACCGTTGACGTGGTCGAGCCAAGACGAGCATTTAAGAAAAGCAATCGGAGAAATAGCTAAAGGTCAAAGCGCAAGTATGTTAAGCGCTATTTTCACACAATTGAAATACCACGCCCCTATTATTCGAGAAGATACCATTTTTCCCGTTCGATTTGCCAATGGTATATTAGAAAATGGTCGCTTTGATACAGACGATGACGAACGTTTCAGTCCTTATACAATCAATATTGTATACGATAAACACGCTCAAAGCGTTAAAATCGTTGATGATTATTTGAACCACTTAACGCAAAATGACGAAAATTACAAGCGAGTTGTATTAGAAATGATTGGGCATTGCTTAATAACCAACCCTGAGAAAAAGAAAGCATTAGGAAAATTCTTCTTTCTACATGGTGGTGGGGGAAACGGTAAAGGGACATTGCTAGAAATTATAACAGCAATTTTAGGGCGTTCCAACGTATCCAACGTAAGCCCTAAACAGTTAAAAGACGAACGATACAGCAACGCTTTAATTGGAAAGTTAGCAAATTTAGCTGATGATGTGGAAGATGTTTCCCTTGATAATGACATCATGAAAATCATGAAAAACATTTCAACTTGCGACAATATCCAATTGCGCAAATTAAACCATAACGCCATTGAAACGCGGGTAACAGCAACTTTAATCAATACTACCAACCACTTACTAAAGTCCTTTGAAAAAGGCGACAGCTTCAGACGGCGCATGTTATGGTTACCAATGTTTACCAAAGTAGAAAAGTTTGACGGTACTTTTATCACACGAATAACAGCGCCACAAGCTTTATCTTATTGGGTACGTCTGATAATTGAAGCATACGAGAGATTGTGGGAAAACGGCGAGTTTACCAAAAGTGAAATGCTAAACGAAGCACAAACCGAATATCACAGAAACAACAACAATACAATCATGTTCCTTGAAGATACACCCGAGTCAGAAATAAGATGGCGAACTATTTCAGACATTTATACGAGTTACGAACAATGGTGTGATGACGCTTGCGAAAAACCACTAGCCAAGATTAGATTGACTGAAACTATCAGACAGCTACTCAACCTTGAAAGCAAGCTGACGTGGTTACCCAATGGTTCAAACCGTGGGCGCTACTTTGTTCCAGTCGGATATGACGCTAAAACAGATAAAGAACAAGAGTTGAAATGGTTGAATGAAAATTTGAAGTAATTACATGAAATGTAATACAAAGTTATATAATGCTTTCTAAGCCCTTTGCGACTAGTTTACTAGTTACAAGGGGCTTTGCAGTACCCTTGAAATGTTCATACATTCTAAAACACTCTTAAAATCGTCTCTAAGCCATTTTAACCATTTTAGGTATAATCAACCTAGAAACTATCTAAAACGTCTCAGAACGCAAATGAGAGCATTTTAGAGCTATTCAGGGCTATTTCATTCTTTCAAAGTTACAAGGTTGGCCGTTGGAAGAATGAAAAATGAGAAAATGACTAGTTTTCTTAAAAAGCAATTAGTTTTATTAAAATTTAATTGGAATTGTATAGAAATTACAAACAATTCAGCGTTCAATCAGTTTTTGGAACAAAATAGGGTAAAAACGTCCGTGGCTCAATCCTATGTGGCTCAAGGGTTTTGGCGATTTGGTGGACAGAACAAAACTATTTTCCAATCGCTTTCTAGGAAGTATAAAAGAAAAAAATTTTTTTCTTTTTTCTCAACATAAGCTAATAAGCGAAATATTTTGTCCTTTTGTCCATAGGACGTTTTTTTCTTTTAAAAAAGAAAGAAAAAGACTAAGAAATAAGGCTTTTGGCTCAAAAATTTTCACGGACAAAATGCAAAAATTTTTTGTCCGTATTTTGTCCATAACCCTGAATTTTGTCCATAATCTGAACGCTGAAATTAGAAAAAATGAGAAAATGAAAAATTCTCAAAAACCTATTGACTTTGAGAAAATCAGGTAGTATTATCAAAACATAAAGATAAAACCTTGAAAGGAAGTTAGAAACAATGACAGAAACAAAAACTAAAAAGAGAAAGAGCAGACCGAACACAGAAAAATATCAGCCTTTGACAAAACCGCTATCTGATGAAGGACTAGACCTTGTAGATTATGCAAACCGCCCCGTAAGTAGTTGCCGTATTGT